AGGCTCGGTGTCGGGCTCGTCGTCCTCTTCGACCTCGGGCTCCGGCTCGTCGTCGGCGAGAGCGGCGATCGCAGCCTTCGACTCGGCGGCGGCCAGCGTGTCGAGCACGGCGAGGTGGCCGTCGGCCGCAGCCTTCGTGAACTCGTCACTGTTGGCGAACGCCTTGAGAGCCGTGCGGTACTCGGCCTTCAGGGCCTTCAGCTCAGCCGCCGACAATCCGTCGAGGCTCTCCGGGATCTTGGGGAACATGGGGCGCCTCCGTGGACGTCAAGCGAACGATGCGCCGCCATCATCCCCCGTTCACCCTGGGGAAGCGCAAACGCCTCAGTCGTCGTCGAGCAGCTGAAGTTCCAGGCGGAGCCGGGCGACGTCGGCCTCCTCGATGGCCTCGGCCAGAGCGAGCAGGTCCGCCGTCTCCTGGGCGCGCCGGGCGGCCTCGCGCTCGGCGAGGACCCGCTCGACGACACCGGCGACCCGGACATCGAAGTCGTCGGGGTCGGCGGGCTCGTCGTCGTTGGGGAACGAGGCGACGAGTTCGAGGGTGCGGCCGTCGGCGTCGGTGGACCATGCGATCGCACCGGTCGACATGCCGGAACCGACGATGTTGAAGCGGGGGACGTTGACGGAGACGATCGCCCTCAGGTCGTTGCCGACCCAGTGGCCGGAGATCCGGGAGGCGCGGGCCGCGTAGATGACTTCGTCGGAGACGCCGGGGCGGGTGAGCCCGGAGATCCACGGGCCGTGGACGCCTTCGGTGACGCGGACGTCGGCCCAGGCGTTCTCGACGCCTCCGTAGGCGGCGGCCGGGTCGGTGCGACCCAACGGATGGTCGGGGTGGCCGCCCTGGAAGAACACGGGGCCGGTCTCGACGTGATCGCCGTCGAAGGTGAGCACCGACGGCTGGTTGAAGCTGGCGTAGTTGTCGCGGGGACGCGGCGGCTTGCGGGGGCCCGGGTCGGTCCACAGGCCGAGGCAGCCGTACACCTCGCAGCGGCCGTCGTCGCGGCGGGGGCCGACGATGATCTTGTGGGCGGTCTCCGCTTCGGGACGGTAGAACGCCGCCCGGTCGACGGCGGTCGGGTCATCGAGCGCGAGGGAGGCGGTCAGCTCCGGGGTCAGCTCGCGGTACACGACGTCGCCCTCCCAGACGAGGGGCTCGCCGGAACGCAGCTCGTCGACGGCGGAAGCGGTCAGCTCGGCGTAGGCGTCAGCGAACGCGGGCTTGCCGACGAACGTGGTGGCGGCGATCTTCCATTCGGTGAAGGTGATCTCGAAGTCGAACATGCCGCCTGCACCTTCGACGATGTCCAGCTCGACCTTCACCTCGGCCAGGTCGATCGAGTTGTGGCGGAACGCCCCCGATTCGAGGTAGTACGCCATCTTGGAGCCGTTCTCGTCGTCGAGGAGCCAGGCGTAGCCCGACACGTTGCCGTCGTCGTGGAACTCGACCTGGGTGAGGGAGCCGACGATGACGGACTCCATGTGGCCTTCGGCCTGGGCGAACTGGGCGTAGATGGTGCGCGGCAGGTCCCGGACGCCTTGCCCGGCGGATGCCAGCTTGCGCCCGTCGCCGGTCGCCTTGTCCATCGTCGCCATCGACGGGAAGTGGATCTCCCGGGCCATGTTCTTCGGTGCTTCCGTATGCCGGATCCCGTAAGTCGTGTTCATCGTTGCTCCTAATCTGCTGGACGGCTGCGCTTCGGGCCGTCACGGTCTCCGCCACCGGGGGCACCAGGGTTACCGACCCCGGGTCCGGCCTTGGCCTTGGTTCCTGTCGAAGCCGGTGCCGGGCCCGGAGGGGCCTGGCCGTACTCGTTGACCTTCTTCCAGTCGACGTCGGCCCACTTCTTGCCCTGATAGCCGTACGACATCAGGATCGGGTTCTGGACCTTGGTGCCGGCGTGGATGATCTGCTCCGCCTCGGTCATCGCATCCTCCTCGGAGATGCCCGAGGCCCGACGGACGGCGGCGGCACCCGCTGCGCCACGGTCGTAGGCCTGGCGGACATCTTCCTGCTGGTTCGTGCGGACCGCCGCATCCGACAGGTCCCACTCCAGCTCGTGCTCCAGGATCGTCGCATCGTCGATCCCGGCGTCCTGCATCTGAGCCCGCAGGACGACCCGCTCCAGCGCCCAGGTGAGCGTGTCCAGGTCGGGGGCGACAGCGATCCGGCGTTCCTGGTCGGATGCTTCCCACGCCCCCCAGTGCGACGACTCTTCGCCACCCTTCGCTGCGCCGCCGATGATGTCGAGCCCGAACAGGATGCGTTCGATCAGCTCGGCCCGCAGCCGGATGTCGGTTTCGAACACCTCCCTGTCGAGGGTGATGTGTTCGATCTTGCCTCCGGCGTCCTCTTCGCCCATCAGGAGGATCGGCAGCCAGGTGGAGGCGTCCTCCCAGTTGGTGACGTTCCGGGTGAGGGCGGCGATGACGTCGTCCATGACGCTCGACGACATCCCGGTCTTCGGGTTGAGGCCGGCGATGCGGGCCTGGGAGATCGTGTTCGGCAGGAACAGGATCCCGGCGAGAGCGAACCTCGACCTCAACTTGGCCTTGACGGTGAGGGTCAGGGTCTTCAGGGTGTCGCATTCGACTTCGAGGGCGGCGAGAGCTGAGTCGGGGACGTCGGCGAAACGGGCGGACGGCTGCCAGATGCGGCCGAGGACATCTTCGGGCGGGATGCGGGTGGAGCGGACTTCGGCCATCGACGAGCCGGGGCCGACGTTCGGCATCCGCAACCAGCGCAGGCCCCGTTCGGTGGAGGACCCGTCGGTGGACACCTGGTCGATCGAGTCGGCCGACAGGAAGGCGTATCCGTCGTGGTCGTTGTCTTCGTCTCGGGTGCGGACGAGGATCATGTCGGCCGGCACCTTGAGGAGGGTGTAGTACTGCTCGACGAGGCCGCGGAGGCCGCCGTCGCGGGAGTAGATCCCTTCGACGATGTCGACCGCCCGGGAGTCTGGCTCCTTCGCCTTGCCGTCGGCACCGGTCCTCTTGACGACGAACTTGGTGTAGCCGGCGACCCTGGCGGTGCGGCGGATCGAGTAGTGGACTTCACCCAGGTCGTCGTAGTGCTTCCAGGCCTGCTTGCCTTTGCGGCGGGACTCTCGGAGCACCTGATCGAGGTACAGGCGGTCGGATTCGCTGGAGAGCCGGATCGGGGCGACCGCCGTCAGCTCGTCGCGCCCGTTACGACGATGCGTTCGGCGGGTGTGTTCCTTCAGCGTCATGCTCGACTCCTGCGGTGTCGAGCGCAGCGTAGACCGCGGCCCAGTCCAAGCACTGTTCTACGGTGTCGGGGTCGACGTGGTGGGTGACGAGCCTGTCGGTCGGAAACGGGTCCAATCCGAGCTTCTGGCGTTCCTCGGAGACCAACATCTCGTAGACGTCCCGGAAGAGCGCTCGGAGCCGTTTGTCGGCTTGTGAGCGGGCCCGGACCGACATCCGGTGGTTTTCGACCCGTTTCGGCTGTTCTGCGTCTAGTTTGCGTTTTCTTGCGAGTTTGCGACGCTGAGCGCCCGATTTCCTCGGTTTGGCGAGCGGTACACGCAGAACACGCCCCTGATTGCGTACTTCGGCGATCATGGTCCGATCCCGCTCCGTGGCCGCCCAACACGCCAGGCAGTGGCCTCTGGTCCGGTATCCGACGTGGGAGGCGACCCATTCGCCGCACGGGCACAGAACGTGACCTATGACGTCGGGTTGGCTACCGTCGGGCCTGTGAGCCTCGTCCACCGGCCCATTCTGCCCGAACGCACCCTCGACGACCTCCGAGACGAGATCTACCGGGTCACCGACCGGTGGGCGCTCGAAATCGGCCATCTCCTCCACCAGGCCAAGCAGATCTGCCCGAAACGGCACTGGAAGGCGTGGTGTGACACCGAAATCCCGTTCGGACACGACAAAGCGGACCGCCTGATCGCCATCTGGAGGGCCTACGACGGGCTCCCAGAACACGTCCTGCAGGGGCTTCCGAGGCCTTGGCAGGCCCAATTTGCCTTGAAATCGGTCCCGAAAGACCGTTTGGAGGCCGGAATCGCCTCTGGGGAGGTGAATCCGATGATGACGATCGTTCAGGCCCGTGCATGGGCGCAAGTAGCCGATGTTTCGGGTCAAATCCCGAAATCCCGCTATTCGCCGGTCGATTTGCTCGCCGGGAAGCTCCTG